TTCCGTAGCCTTTGGAAGCATCACCTGTAATGTTCTTGATCTGGGCCAGAGCTTTTGCAGCAGTCTCAACTTCGATGCCATCAATCGTAGTACCAAGTTTGGCAACTGTTTCGGTAAAATCTGCTAGATCCCGCTTATGTACGCCGAACTGTCCGCCAAATGCTGCAATCTCTGTGAGCTGCTTGTGCGTAAATGGCAATCTTGTTGCCATCTCACGAAGTTGATCCTGAAATGCCTTCGCCTGAATATTCAGTTTACCAAAAGCATCTACATAGCCAAAGCCCTGAACTGTCTTGACAACATTGGCAAACTGATGTTCAAAATCTATCCCGATTTTAACAAGTCCCATCAAAGGAACAGTTAGAGAACGGTAAAGAGTACCTCCTAAGACAATCAACTGCATCCCAAGACTACGAGCTGCAGCTCCAAGTGTATCCAACGAGTTCGCCACAGCCATAATCTGTGGCGAAGCCTGATTGACAAACTGGAGTGTTCCTAGGACAATAGTACCCATTTATTCCCCGCCCCCACCAAACATTAGGAAATACTCCCTACCAATTCGCTTTTGTTCTTCAGCAGTCTGCTTTTTCTTCAACGAAGCTGCTTCTGGCATATCACCAAACCGTAATACAAACTGATCTATTGGCCAGGGATCTTTTTGCTTCTTTGAATCACGGTTTATGTTTGCCAACATCGAAACAATACTTGCGAATCGATATTCGTCACGGTCAGAAGTGAATGGTGTAAGACTATCATACACCATCCACTCCTCGAACTGATTCCACGATATTTCGTCGAGCATTTCGTCGACGTTTACGCGCCCAAGGCGCAGAGCCAAATCGTAGGCGAACCTACGCATGGTTCCACGCGCTAGACGTTTTTTAGTTCTTCATCCTTCTTCGGCGTGGAGAATCCATTCAACTCCATGGCGGCAGTCTGAAGACGAGTGAATACCTTCACACTCTTGTCTCGCAGCAACTCAACCTGCTTGGAATTGAAAAGGCGGTTTCCACCACCATCCACAGCGGAGAGCACCACGATTGCGACCATCGCATCTTCGCGTGCCTTTGCGGATGTTTGCATCTGCTTCTGGAAAGTGAGGGCTTCCCGTGCAGTCAATGTCTTGAGGCGAATAACGCCCGGTTCGCCGTCGACCGGCCACTCAGGGACCTCAACGTCCATCGTGTTGAGATCGTCCATCTCGAGGATCTGTTCTGCAGTCAGGTAACGCTTGCCATTCTCGCTCATTGTATTCTCCCTATCCTGTTCCTTTCGAGGGAGGGGAATCACCGTTCCCCTCCCCGCACTCAGCCAACGAACTACTTACGGCGCAATCGGACGGGACCGCTCACCGAGGTCCCTGTCCTTGTCCTTGTCCGGAGACAAGGACGTCATCGACTCGAAATCGAGAAGGGTTGGCGGATTTGGCGTGCCAACGATCCAGTCGTGCCTTCCGGTGGGTCGAATCGTCACGTCAGCCGACAGACGATCATCGACCGGGGCCGATACACCGAAGTTCGTGATGAACCCGCTGAACATCCACGCCGTTCCGTCGGGATAGGTCAGCTTGTAGATGTTACGACTACCTGTGAACCACTTCTGCTGAAGGCCCGTCAGGTGATCGATGGTAGAATTACGAGGCACGAAGTTGACGTTGAACGTCATGTCCCCGTGACGGCGAATACCAACAATGTATTCGTCGTCTGCGTTGTTGTGGTTCGTCAGTTCGATCGTGTTACGCGTGAGCGCCGGAGCGGTGATCTCGCGCAACTCGCCGATATTTGTGAACGCAGCAACCCCACCGCTCGGGTTGATAATGGGCCACTTGGGGTCATGACTGACCGCGATGAGTGTTCCCTGTGCCGACATTCCCTCGGACATGTTACCTCCTAAAAGGTGACAGTTTGATTCACAACGCCTTTGAGAGCGTTGTACGCTGCAGTCGCCATGGCAAAGGCAGGACCCCTGGCCCTCGCTCTACAAACAATTTGAGCAGAAGGATGATCATACGCAGGAGCACCTTGGTTCTGAATGTAGGAGCCCTCCCTCCCTGGGGTCTCGATGACCGACAGATATGGACCGTCACCAGTCGGCAAGGTCACAGAGGAACTTAGAAACAGGTTAGTTCCCAGAGTCCCAACACCAGCCGTAACAAGCATGGACAGAATTTCCTGGGCGAACGTATCCGATGGTACTTTTTCTACCCGAATATTGAACACAATTCGGATACGGTGATTGTCATCCAGGCCCAATTCAAAGGGCCGCTGTGCGAATATCTTTAGATAATCGGTGGATGACATATTAGCCTAGCTTCTTATCCAACCGCCGAATTACACGATCAGCCATATACGGAGCAGCTTCCTTGAGCGTACTCTCAAGAAATTTCGCTTGCCCCTCATTATGGTGTGCTTCCAAATCTTCATGCACCTGAATTGCATAATCGGCTGTTCTACGACCTGTTTTCGGATTTGTTAGGTCATTACCAACAGTAATCGTGGCGGCAACTATGCCCTTCCGATTAGGACTACCTTTTCTTACTCCCTCGAACAGTTCCGTAGACTGTGACAAAGCACGTGTGTCTTTTGGAATTCTACGAATTACTTCTTCCTGTTCTGTCTTCATCTCTTCCATCAGAGCATTCTGAAGGTTTCCCTCCAATTTTAAGCCCATAAGGTTGAGACGACCCTTCATTTGTTCAACGCCCTTGATGGTAACTCTAAAGGCCATTTGAACTCACCATCACTTTCGGCGCAAAAACATTCTCAAGAGCTTCGATGTATTTGTCTCCAACGCTCTTCCAAACGAATCGCGCCTCAGAAGCTTTCTGAAGCACCTGTTCACTACGATTCGATCGGTACTGTTCGTTGCTGTACAAACTGTTCAAAGCCCCAATGAATTCATCTTTATCCGGCACACCGCCAACCGCATTGATATTGTTCGGCGTGCAAGCTGTAGTGGGGCAAGAAACCATATTACAGCTATCAGAAAACAAATCACCAAGTGCTGACCAGTTAGGAAGAATTTGCGGAATACCGCAGGCCATACCTTCGAGGGTGGTCAGTCCAAAGCCTTCGCCCTGAGTAGTCGTGACCTGGACATCGAAACTGTTATAGACAAACGGGAGCGCCGTCTCGGCAATGCCAAACCCTGGATCAGGTTCCGCGAGAATCAGGCGACCTGTCAATCCGTAATACCGCATCAACTGTGAAGCGTCGTACCCTACATCAGCAGTAGGGGCAATGTGCAGATACAGATATGCGTCGTCAACCCGATAGGTCTTGACCCACTCGCAGAAGTACTGAATCGTCAGGTCCAGCCGTTTCCGAGCCTGATTTCGGTTGATATTTCCAACAATAAAACCTTTTGACTGCTTCTGGGGCAAACCCATGGATTGACGGGCAAGTTCTTTACGGATAGGCTTGAAAATCTCTCTATCTACTCCTAGCGGAATTACCGTAGACGATCCACGGTAGCCACCGAGTGCTGCCTCTTTCGCGCCAAAGTCTGTCCAGAAAATCGCATGAAGAAGACCATTTAGTCCTTCTCCACGACAATTTTTGCCATCTACCGCAACAACACCAACGGTGGGCACGTTTCCAATGGCTTTCATGTACTCTGGAAAGTTCCATGGATCATTCTGTACTATCACAAGTTCAGGGCGAATTGAATCTATAAGTGATTTAATACGAGAGAGACCAAAAATGTCACCTCGTGTGCCACGAATACAGGGGAAAATCGGATACGGGTACTGATGTGGGTCACCGAAATAGTTCAACCCAAGAACATAGGTATCCCACTCGTGCCGGACAGTTTCGAGGATGTGGTGTGTACACTTCGCAAAACCAGTAGAAACAACAGCATCACCAATCCAGAGAAGTCGACGCGTGGACTTACTAACCTGGACATTTGACGTTGATGCATCAACAGGAACCAATTCGTTAGCAAATTCCCAGAACGTTTCACAAATGTGCTGCCAATCGAACTGCTTCTTGGCACCCTCGATGTCTCTCGGCGGCCAATGTGATTTTGGCTTCTGGAAAATTTCTACAAGACTCTGAATGATTTCGTCATCAGTGCCTTCTTTGATGAACAAAGCACCAAAGTCGCCAAACCAATCCCGATAGTGAGGCTTGTCAAAAAGAATAGGAATTGTCCCACAAAGAAGTCCCTCTGCTGCTGGGAGTTCGAACCCCTCGACTCGACGTAGTCCGCATACATATTCTGTCTGTCGGTAAAGCTGGGCGAGTCTGTTATCGGGTATTTCATGCTCGTAGTGGACAATTGAGCCGTTGAATTCTTCGGTAGTTTCTGTCAGGATTCCCACGTGCATGTGGGCACCCATTCGAGTGTCTACCTGAGCACACGCCGCATTTACAAGATCGATGCACTCACTTGGCGCGACTGTTCCCGTTGTGAGAACCTTGTGTGGATACTTGGCAAGACTAAGTCCCTGGGAAAACACCTGTGTATCGACACCAAGTGGTGCAAACAAGAACGGTGTGTCCGGGAACTCCAGACCCTCTTCCTTGCACAGTTTCGGCAAATCGTAGTACGACCAAACAAAGGCCGCTTCTGTCCACAATGGAATCCACTCCTGCGCGCTCTGTGCCTCAGTAGAACGCAGGCAATACTGAATCATTGCGTATTTCTTACCAAGCGCCGTGAGTCGACGGATGCTCTGCGCAGTCTCTTCATATCCAATTACGTGCAGAACAGCCAGATCTGATTCTTCTGGGGAGTTGACAATCGTCACTTTGCTGGACTTGTAACGAATCAAGTTCGATACAATGCGGTCCATCGCTATGCTGAGCTGATACTGAGTCTTCAGAAATACTTTCATGCCACGCTCCCGGCGCTCGCGCGCAACCATTTAATTGGATCCCGCTCCTCTCGCCAGGGAATACTGATCGCAGTATCCCGACCGGCGCAAGTTGTACATGCTGAAAGCGGCTCTGGGTCTGCCAGATACGCATACAGCGCTTCTTCAGTCAGTCCTTCTATTTTAATCCCGTCCGGATTTTCCGCTTTTCCCTGCACGAGCGTAGACATATGGGGAGCACAGCAACATGTATAAAAGTATCCCCAGTTCGCAACACGCGAAAACTGCCGAAAGAAACAACCAGCATATTTTCGCTTTGTCTCTTCGTAGCCTGTGGGAACCTTCTCGAGTAGCGTGCGGAAGTTTGGATTCTTTGTCTCATCACGGGGTGAAAACTTCACGCCCGAAGTGGCGCACTTTGTCATGATCCACTTGAGACTTTCTTCGGTGTGCTTACCTGGATAGATTGACAGGACTAGCACATCAAAGCTACGCCAGAACGCTTCGCTCATTCGAGGGAGTAGGAGACCATTGGTCCACACCTCGAGCTTGTCAGCAATACCGCTGTGACGAGCAATCTGTAGAATATTTACGAGGTCGGGGTTCAGGGTAGGCTCCCCACCCAACGCTCCCCACACGTGCGCGTGTAGTATAGTAGTGAGGTGGTTCAGATCCCGCTTCACCTGCTCAACAGAAGCGTGCTTAGGTCCAACTTTCCGCCACAGGGGAACGTGATGGTTGCACGCCACGCAGGAGAGCTGGCAGGCAGTAGTAATGTCCGTTTCCAAGTGAGGAATCTGGATCATTCAGTCTCCAAAACGCCGATTCCGCCCCAAGCACCGTTAATGCAGAATTCTGTCTTCTTACCCTTAAGCTGACGCCAGAAAATATGAACTCCGTGCCCTGCGCTACGAATGAGGTCTGTATCTACAATATCGTGAAAAGCAATCAACCCGCCTGATTTAACCAGCGGACTGTACATCTCAAAATCTTTCTTTACGCCCTCGTAGCTATGGTCCCCGTCAATGAACAGGAAATCTACTTCTGGTACCAAACTTTCAATGAGTTTCCGTGTACTTTCCGAGTGCGAATCACCAAAGACAAATCTATAATTTGGGTAATCCGACAGCATAGCGTTCGAAAGTTGAATAGTATTGGAATGTCCCAAACTATCACGTTGATCCCAATCAACCCCAACCACTAATCCTGAAGCAACATGGCACCACAAAGAAGCAGTCCCGCCGTTTCTTACACCAATTTCTAAAATATTCTCCGGCTTCTTTTCTGCAAGAAACTGAGTAAACGGACGAATTTCATTCGGCCATTGCTCCATTGTTCTTTTCACAGAGGCGAAGGCTTGGTCAATATTCACGCTTCCACCCACTGTTCGGCGTCAATTACCGCCTGGAGAGCCGCTTCAGATATATCTTTCAATTCCATCTTCACATATGATTCTTCAGGTATGTTAAACCAAAGCATACCCTGCGTTCCAAGCCCCATGCCATGAGAATCGTATCTATTTGCTATCGCCCGTCGTTCCTCCCTCGATTTTACGAGGAACTTCCAATGCTCAAGAACTACCGGAGCCAGACGTCCGCCACCAAAGGGGCTTCCTGCATGTATACTCGTCCGCCCCCCAGACTTCTTCCTTACGCTCAATCGTGTCTGGTGATCCGGCCACAGGGGTCCATTTGTGATATACAAGCTTGCGTGGTGCCACAAATGAGCCCGTGCGAACTTCCAGTGATCCGCTTCCGTGAAGTTTTGATTGACTATCCATCTGAACATCTCCGGAGAAACAGCTTCGTCATCATCTAATCTAAGAATATATTTACCACTACAGCACCGAACCGCCGCGTCCAACACGCTTTCGATATAGCCGTCGGACTTCACCGAAACAAGTACGTCTTCGTCACCAAACCCGGACCGCTTGAGTTGATTTATCGCCTCTGTTCCATCACCTGCAATTACAAGTTCAGCGTTCGACGCCACTGCTAACTGCTGCATCCTTTTCAGGAAATACTCAGCATACGGTTCAGCCTTTGTAACTGTCAGGATGGATAGCAGCTTCACTAATTATCTCCTCTACGATCTCCCATCCAAATTTCGTGGCAGTACGGCAACTGAGTCTTGGCGTCAATCACACCGTATGTTTCAATGATCGGCCCCGTAGTCATGTTCGGAAGTGTGATCAAATCTCTTTCATCTATTGGTTCCGAACGTTCCGCAGCACCCAAAGCAGAAAGCGGAGATAAAATGATGATATACGCGCGAGAAGTCCTGAGCTGGCCGGTATTCGACTGCCGGGCTTCTTGTTTGTATTCAACGATCGCTGTCAGTGTCAAAGGAGCCGCATAGTTCGGCGCTCCGTCGTAACCCTGCCCCTGCCAACGATGTAGAGTAATCTTGGTCTGTGCGGTCTTCGTAACACCGTAAATC